GATGATGTTAGCACATACAAATCAACAATGTTGCTGATACTAGGATCAACTCGACGGGTATTTGGAGAGTTGTGTCTATATTGGTAATACAAGTCCTGACGTCCAGTGTATGCAATATAACCTGTCAACGCTGTACTAACGGTTTGTGTAAATTCTCCATCGACCAGTGGGCCTGCAATCACTTTATAAAATGCCGCTTCTTGTGTGGCATAAAATAACTGCCCAAGAAGGTAGTTGTCAACGTCGGGCAATATAGCGGCACGTGATGCGTAGCTGGCAATAATTTCGTCTGTACCCAATAGTTGCAAATCAACATATTTGGTGTAATCAGTGCCAGTGACAGATTTAAAGAAAATCTTTTTTGTACTAGCACTAACTGCAGGATTAACTAAAAATTCAAATAGTCTAGGATCGTCTGGTACTCCGTCACTGTCACTGTCTGAAAAGGTTAGATATATTCTACTGCTATCAATATTACCGTCAGCATCGACCACCTGATTATAAACACTCCAGGTGACATCTCTACCCAGTGCACCCGGTGTGTCAGGCAACGAATTGGTTTTTAATATCTTGATATGATCATAGATAACTGATGCTGTTTTACTATCATATATTTTCAATGATTTATCAAAGTAAAATGTTGTTTCCATTGGACTGTGGAAAATATAGTCTAGTCCTCGGTATGTTATGGTATACTGGTCTGTGGTGTTGTTATAAACAAACTTTAAATACCACGACGTATCAGTTGCCAGAGCAGCCGCAGTTATCAGTCTCCACGTCTGTTGTGTTGAACTGTATGCTAGGCCAAAATTAATGTAATTAAATATGTTGTTGACCACTATGTCTCTAAAGCCAGTGCCAAAAGAATTTTTATACACTGGAATTATTTTATCAATTAACGCACCGGTTGGCACTTTGGTGTTTAGGGTAACAGGGCCAACTCCATTGATAAAGTTTCCTACGCCGTTGTTGTTTCCGTTTCCTACAACTTCTACAATGCTAGCATACATTTCTGTTTTATCACCAGCCAATGTGGGTACACCAGGAACCAACACATTAGACACATTAAAGTAATATCCATTAGGAGGAACAAATTTAATAGTTGCACCTGTTCGTAGGTATTTGGCATTAGATCCCACTGTGGTCGAAATTGCCAATGGACTATCGTTGGCTACAAAGTAACCTGTTGCACTGTTGGTTCCTGCAGTACTCAAATGCCAACTTGCAAATACTGCTCGGGCAGTGCCTGTACCTACACCTATGTTGGTACCTGTATTGGTTGCTATAAAGTTAACACCAACTGTGTTACTAGATGCACCTGATGCTGTAAAATCAGTAAACCCAGGATTGTCAATTATATACTGGCGTCCAGCAATCAAATTACCGGCTGTGGTTGCACTTGACAGATTGAACAATGCTGTATTAGCATAGTAGTAATGTATCATTTCTTTACTGGACATGAGGTTGCCAAGTATTTGAGTTGATACAATTTTTTCTATGTCGTTTATGTTGTCAAAACTAAAATTAGTTGTTTTGGAATAGGTACGAGTGTATATTACACCATCTTGGCCAAAAATGTTTGTACTGCTGTATTTGCCAGTTGTGTCCAGCATGTCCAAGTATCTGCTTAGGCCAGAACTGGTTCTATTAATGGCTTTGGCTTTAACAATCTCACTGAACGAAGTATACGGCAAGATATTGTAATCTTCGCCGGTGATCATTCGGTTCTGAGTATAGTACTGTTGTGGTGCTTTTTGTTTAATGTCGTTAGTACTTTCTCTAGTGGCGGCATTGGCCACTGTGTACTTTAAACTGGCACGGAAAGTGACAGTTTCTTCGCGATTCTGACGGCTAATGTAGTTAAAAGATATAGAAATACCACGCATTTCGTCAGGTGTGATCCTGTAGTTCAATCCGTTGCTAGTTCTGTAATACAATCTAAAGTTACCTTGTGGAGTGTTCGAGAATGAACCATCTCCGAATACTAAGCTGATTTGATCCGCCGACCGTGTGTTAACTTGATATAAATTGCGATCATTGATATCATTATAAATTACATTGATACCAGATGTTGCTGGAACCTTGGTCCAAAGATTTTGTGTAGTACCATCGCTGTTCAAGCTGTACAACCAAACGTCGGTGTTGTTGATATTATTGATGTCAACGTTGACTATTTTATTAGGCAACGACTCAGGAATATTAAAATCAAAGCTACCCAGTTCACCTTGCTTGAAGTAAAAGAAGTAACCGGTGTTGTTGCTGGAGTTACCGTTGTTGTCGTTTCTGTATAAGATATTAAAAACTTTGCTAAAGTCCGGCGCGGCTTCGTATACATATGATTGATCTGCAGTGGTAGCACTGGTTACTTCAAATGAAGTGCTCTTACCGCCCACAGACGAGTCGTATCTAAACACAGGAATAACACTGGATACAATGTTCAGGCTGTATTCATCTGTTACAACTCCGTTTAATGTCTGTGAGTTGCCAGGGCGGCCAACAATTTGACTGCTAGTTAATGCACTATTTAAAACGGTAGTAAGCTGTTCTAGCCAGCTATCGTTGGCAGGGTCATTCCAATTGATGATAACGTTGCTGAGGTTGAATCCGTCACTGTCATAGATGTTTTCAGTTGTGGTTATACTGTCTATTTTTAGATAGCCAGATGCAGGAATACTACGCTTGGGGTTATAGCTAATTAGTTTGGCCAGTTTAAGTACACTATCGCGGCGTTCTGCTGTGTCTAGGAAGTTTTCTCTAGCATTTAAGTCTGTTCTAAACGCCAAACTCTGTCCCAAGAACGCAATCAGGTCGATTAGAGCAATAAATTCACTGCTTTCAGTGAAATCGTTGAAGTCCTCTGGATAATATATTTTGATGTAATCAATCATGCTCTTTCGCAAGGTTTCGAAATCATAGGTAGTGAAATCTGCCTCACGGAAGGTTTGATATATTTTTTTCCAGTTTTCTGCTGACAGCAGACCTGTTTGACGAGAAATAATGGCCATGTTATAAAACTCTGTTTATGTATTTATTTTACTATAATATAGTATGTTAACCGCCAAGTGTTAAAGTTCTTGAATCTCTCTCGAACTTTAGTGCCATTGCACTGGATTGATTTGTTAACACATATCTTAACTCTAATTCAATTTGAATTCCGCGGTCGTACTCGGTAATAACAACATTGTCGGCTGCGATCCGCGGGTCGTATTCAACAATTGTTTTGATGTCATCTGTGATAATGTCTCTGATGTTATCTGTCAAGGGTTCAAACAACAGATCCCAAATTATTGTGCCAAATTTTGGATTCATGAGTTTTTCGCCCTTGCGAATTGAAAAGTGATTGAACAGATCCTGCCTAACCAAGTCAAAGTCTGTCAAGGTAAACTTGCGTAATCTATTATAGGTACTGAATCCAAAGTATGTAGTCATAGTAGTATTTAACCTGTTTTAGCCAACACATTTACAGCGTATCGGCCCATGTTGAAATAGCTGGTGCCTGATGTGTTATTGGCATCGGCACCCTCTCCTGTTCTTCTCCAAGTTTTTGCGCCGCCTGCGCCCAATAGGTGGCTGGTACTTAACATACCTGCCACCGTAGCAGAATCGTCAGAACCGTTAACTGCACCTATCTTAGATAAGGTTTTATAATTTGACTGTAGTAATCTATCCATGGATGCTTCTTGTGCAGTTGGGTTTGCCAAGAACGAATCTTTGGAAGTGACGCCATCTTTACCTGTCCAACTGCTAGGATAGTTCACAGCAGAAGTTCCATATTTTGCGTAAGCATCTGGTTTGATGTAACCTTGATCCGACAATACTGCTCCACCAATTTGGTACTTGCCTAAGTAATTGCCACGAGCAGCCTCTGTTGCTCCATAGTTGTATCCACTTTCGCTGAGTGCAATTTGTGTTTTTAATGCTTTAACTTGAGTTGCATCTAGTGGACCAATACCCGCACTTGGTGTGGGATTGTCGTCTCTGGACATGTAACTTTTGTCAGCTGGCTTTCTGACACTCTTGGTCAATGCTTCTGTTGGTCCAACGTCTGAACTGCTGTTTGTACCACTGACCACCGGTTTTCCAGCGTTGTCTACAGAAATACCGTCGGACCCTGTGACTACTTTATTAGACGGAGCGGCACTTGTTCCTGTATTACTATCAGCTCCGCCAGTGCCATCAGCTCCACCATTTCCACTGCCAGACGCATTAGAAGCCGACGATGCACTACTGGATGTTGCACTAGGCTTGCCAGCTTCTCTAGGCCATGGTTCGTGTGTGGGTGCAATCTTTGTGATACTTTTGAGTTTGGCCTCTTTGGTTTGCCATTGTCCACTTCCGTCTTTTTCTGCTTCGTTTAAATCATACACAGTTATAGCTTCGGGTTTTTCTACGTCAGGACCAGATCCCGAATTTAATTTAATAAGTTGCCCTACCAGTGTTAGATTCTGCCCTGCTGTGAAACTACCTGCTCCGGCAGGATCGATGTTAATTTGTCCAGAACTTCCTAATTTTAAATCGCTGCCGTAAAAAGTTGTTTCTTTGGTACTCAGGCTACTGATTGTTTCACCTTCTAACTTGAATGCTTTTTTACTAAGTACATTGAAATTACCGCCAGCATGTATATTAATGTCTTTGTCCGCATGCAAGTTAAAGTTTTCTTTAGCTCTGATGTTGATGCTTGAACCACCATACACATGCACATTACCTGACCCGGTTAGTTCAACCCAAGCATCGCCTGTACTGTTGCTGATATAAAGAACTTCTTCTGTGTCATTCATTATCAATTGATGACCACCGCTTGTTCGCAATCTGACTAGTTTATTTTTCTCTTCAAAATCGCCATCATCCATGACAAAGGTATGTCCGCCTTTTCGTCCATACACTCTATAATCATCTCCCGATGTGGTATTACTCAATGGTCTACCCGGTGTACTAATACCGAATACTGTGCTAGGACTTTCACGCTGGCTGCTACTAGAAACCACACCACGAGTTGTATCTCTGTCTAAACCTTGCTCAACAAGTATTTTGGTTTGCTCTTCGTGGATGGGTTTTTTTAGATCTGTAAACTTAGACCAATCCTCATTTGAGATTTCGTTAAATTCTACCGCAGGTAATGGCCCATCCTTGGACATTTGTTTAACAACAGAATCATCTATCTGCTCTTTATCTAAGTTTTTAGATCCTGCAATAGCCGGAACCATGTGCTGTCCCAATTGATTTGGTACACATGCAAACCAAAATCCTCGCATAGGATCGCCGGCAATAAAGGTACAAATAACAAAGTTGTCAAGGTCCGGCACAGTAAACCACATCCCGTAGGTGTGTTTTACGTTTTTAAATTTGTTATTTTTATCGTTTTCATGTTGTGCAGTTGCTCCAAAGAAAGGACTAGCGTAGCTAACTGTTCTCCAGTTACTGGGATCACTTTCATCGCCTGCGCCAATGTCTGGTATCCAAACTTGCAGTCTACCTGTGCGGGTTGGATCAAAGTTGTTTTTAATTTTTCCAATGTACGGTCCCGAATCAATTCTGACGCCCAAGGCATCTTCACGCCTAAACGCTAACGGTACTTTTTTTCCTACTCTGCGATCTGTTGTTGACATAGTTTATTAAAGTGTTATGGTCCGAACGTATCAGGTCCTAGTATGTTTACGGGTATCGGTTCGTTTTTTATCCTAGACAATTTGGCGGCATTGGCTCTGTTTATCAATCTTGCAGTCTCTGCCTCATTGTCCGGTCTGTTGGATTCGGCTTGGCTGTCCACTGTGTCTTTTAGCATTCTGGCGGCATTGGCCTGTGCGGCTCTATCACGCAAACTGCCTGGCGTGATATTGGGATTACCTAACCTGGTTTGATTTGTCATGGTTGGGTTCCCAGTGGCTGCACCACCACCAGTTTCTGTGCCACCAGCTTTGACCCATGCAGAATCCGGGCCCATGGCCGGTACGATCTTTGCGCCATCCATTAGTCTAGAGGCTTCGTCTATTGCCAAAGCATCTGCCGATTCTTTTGCGCCAGCCGGTACAAATATACGTTCATTGTCTGCACCACCGCCGACGCCACCATTGGCTTGATCGTTGGGCTGGTCAAACATTCTAACTAAATCTAACAACTGGGTAAACTGCCCGCGTTCAAATACGTTCTCAACTGTGATAACTTTGTATATCCCGCTGAATACTGTATCCTTGTATGTTTCAAAATCCATTAGCCCTGTTTCTTGTATTAAGTCAGAAGGCGATCTGAATCGCAAATAAACAAATACTTCTCCGGTGTCTGAGGTAATACTACCATTGGCCAATTCGCCTTTTGCATCTGATATATAAAAGTCATCTTGTTTGATAAACTCCGGGTCGCCGGCTATTTTTAATTTAATATTGATCATATCGCCGCGTGAACTACTCATCATAGATTTGTATAAGTCAGCGGCTGCGACAGATTTATCATCGTTGTCACCCTCTTTACTGGCTACATCTGTTTGTGCCACTACAGATCGCAAGCTCAGTGGTGCAATGCCATTGTCTTGTGTTTTGTTATCAATCGCCCCAGATTCTGGTTTTGTCTCTCCGGGTTGTGTTTCAAGTTCCGATTCTTTTGTTCTATAAGCAGTCATTGCTGTATAGAACATGGTATCAAAATCAATGCTGAAATCGATGATTGATTGATTTAAACCGGTGTACATGTAATTGTATTCTTTAGACCACTTGTCTGGTAACTTCATTGGTGCGCCAGGATACTTGGTGTTATGGTACAATGATTTTATTACTTTATAGGTGATTTCTTTTTGATATACTTTTCTAGTATTGTCAAACTTCAGTAGTTTAATTTTAGGTATTATCTTAAACCAATTAATTGGTTTGGAACCAGTCTCGTCAACTTGCTTGGTTAAATATTCACTATTTCTTAATACCAAATTGATCACGTCAATAATCGATGTTCCTGCATTAATACTAATCAATTGTGTACTTAAATCCAGCGTTACCGGTGCGCCACCTTTGGCTGCTTGTGCACCTTGCTCTGCAGTTCCTTTTTTGTTGTTCTTATCGGCCATTGAACTACGGCCAGTGCTAACTTTTTTATTTCCTACCACTTTTGATTTGGCTATGTCATCATCAATTTCAAAAATATACTTGTCTTCGGTATCTTGGTATTTTTGATTTTTTGTGTTTACTGGCTTTACCAGTTTCTTACTATACTTGTTTAATGCATCTGTGTAGCTACCTGACTTTTCATCATTGCTAAAAAAGTCTTTTACAGTTGTTGCCCGCATTTCAAAAAGTGCAGGAGTCGTTGCAACGCTTTCTTGGAATGCCTGGTGATTAAAAGGCACAGCACTACATTGATATTCTGCTCCACGACTGGATGCTTTTATTTTACACTCAATTAATTTAAACGGAATAATCTTGGATTGCCCAGGCAATGGATTGATTGGCACCCCGTCATCACTGTTGCCATAAAAATCAATTTGCATAACAAATGGCATTTCGTGCCAACTTTGTGCGCCTAACTCTTTAGCAACCGCCAGTAACCGATTCATAAATGTAATACCGTAGGGTTCTATAATAGTGAACTGTAATGTGATAACATTTGATGAACGAGTTCTTGAATTTAATCCTATCACACCAGTCATTTTGAAATTGTCAAAATAGAAATCTTCATTGAATTCTGGTGAACGATCATATCCGTTTCCGCGACGGCCAGCACTGGCAATTAAAACTTGTCCATTGTTATTACTACCATCGTAGCCCGATGGGGATATTGCCCGCATGGTTAACCCGTATGTGTAATTTGCATACTCGTCTAGCGGGTTATCCCTTGCACCGCCCCCTGCACCGCCCCCTGCACCGCCAGCACCGTCATTGCCAATGGTGCCCACAGTATTTGCACCTGCTTCGGCATCCATCCTGTCGGCTATTCTGTCAGCAGTATTTTCATCATCAAAAGCATTTTTTAAAAATGCAGAACGCTCTTCCAGGCTGTCACCACTCAACAGGTATTTGGCAGTCGATTCTGCATCACCGGGATCACTACTACCATTCTTTATTGCTCGCCCTAATACTGCACTTTCTCTTGATGATAAGTTGCTAGGAAACAAACTATAGTCAACTGCAGAGTCAGCCGCTGCCTGATCCTTGGTATTTCTTTCAAGAAGGTAATTTTCGTTTTTTAGTATAGATGATTCAGCGAGTCGAAAGTCAGCCATGTTATATTCCTAGTGCGGCAACCAATGTTTGTTTATTGGGAATATAAATTGTTTGACCAGGAAAGAAATCAAAAATTGGATCTTTAATAACGTTTGGGTTTCTGGCTGCAAACACCCACCACAACGACGAGTGCCCATACAAGTCAGCTGCCAGCATGTCGGGTCTATATCTATACACAGCGTCAATTTTGTATTCAACATCAAGAGGATTTTTAGGAATAGGGCGATTGACCATTATGTCCAAGAACGGACCAAACGTACCTGTTTCATAGTATGGACTAAATTTATTGTACTCGGCAGCCATTATAGGAATCCTTTATCAATTAGTCCACCTTGAGAAAATCTCTCAAGGCTAAAATTATCAGCAATTACTTTTTTACTGTATACTGGTTGTAGGCTTATTGTGATCTGACTGACAGTGGGAATTCTAGTAGACGAGTTACCATTATTGCCACCACCTCCTCCACTGCCGTCGCCAACTCCAACCTGCAATGCTCGTTGGGCATTCTGAACATATTTAGAAGTCAACGGTGTCTGGTTTATTGCACCTGCCACAGCATCCTGTGACAGTTGTGCGTTGGTTTCTAAATAATCTACATCCGCAGGCATAGTGTGAGAAAATTGTGTTACTAGGCAGGGCACATGCGGAAAGTAATGACTGCCGTATCCGTCTAAGAATACCAATGGTGGCGGATTTCCCACTTTGTCACCTGAACCAAAAAACATTTTTGTAGACGAGCGGAAAAAATAAATACAAGCTAGCAAGTAGGCTGCTTCGTTGCCATTTTGCACTGTGAAGTCTGCAGTTATTTGAATACTTTGAACTTCACTGTTTTCATATGAAAATGCAGGATAGTTACTGTGTGTAAACTTTTGCGGAGTATAGTTTGCCTGATGAGTTACAGCAATTTGAGGAGTATATGGAAATATAACACCCTGTGTCAAACCCAAAGGAGACATTACACCAGAATACGGTAATGCTTCAGAATTCGAGCTAACACGCACTCGCCAATCTTTAGCAATATCTTTGGTTATACTGTTGCTGTAATTGACATTGGCACGATCCAGAAGCCCACCAAGCACTCTGCCACCGCCAGGATTCAATCCAGCGGCCCGTAATCTAGCCATACCGGGGTTAAGGAAACTAGTGAGTTGATTGGCAGCACCAACCACTGTTCCGGCTGCTGTGTTAACAATTTCATTGAACCAAGATGCCATAATATACCTCTTTTGTATATTTATAACAATCAAAATGTGGTATGTTTATCGTGGTTGCTTTTTAGATATCAGTTATGTTAAACTACACGATGCAGGAAACTGCCAAGGAGAATAAAAATTAAACACAATTACTTAAACAACAAAGACATTCTCAAGGAGATACATCGTAGCAAAAATACCTACTGTACCTATGCATCCCCTGACTGCTGTGACTATGACATTATTATACACAGCGCAGAGCAAATTAATGCAGAAAACATAGAATTGGCACGTAGTAACCGGGCAGAACGCTTGGCCAAACTTGCACTAGAAGCTGCCAATGCCACAGGTAGCAAGCATAAACTAGACGAATTCTTAATCGATGCGGCAGATGTTCCTGCAACAGATGTGGTCTTTCGTGTGATGATGTGGAGTCATGTGCCCATTAACGATGTTGCCACTAAAAAGGCTGCCGATGCCGCTGCCGAAGAAGAAGCCACTCATACCGAATATGATGATGACGAAACTGTCAAAGTCACTGCCGCTACAATAAAATACATGAAATGCAATTTTCCGCCATTTCAACACTTTAAAGTCGCAGCCAGCGGCGATGCTTACTGTGTAGGCAAAAGCCATTGGCGAGGTGATTTAGAAACAGGCGAGTGGTGCAGAGAACACGGCACCATGACTAAAAAGCTAGCCCTGATGTTTATGAAACTATGCGAACGTTATGCCACAAGATCAAACTGGAGAGGATACACCTACAATGACGAAATGCGAAGCCAAGCCCTGTTGCAACTCAGCCAAATCGGACTGCAATTTGACGAGTCAAAATCGCAGAACCCTTTTGCGTATTATACTGCCGCTATCACTAATAGCTTTACTCGTGTCTTGAATATTGAAAAACGCAATCAAAACTTACGTGATGATATACTAGAAATGAATAACTTTAATCCCAGTTACACTCGCCAAGGCATGAGCTCAGGAGCACATTACGGCGGTGATGGCGATCACGATTAAAGCCAGATTGATAGACTTACTGTACACAAATTTGCTATACTGTTCTAATGAGTAACTTATTTAAAAAAGCCGCGATATTCACTGATATACATTTTGGTCTTAAATCTAATAGTCAATTGCACAACGAAGATTGTTTAAACTTTGTTCGTTGGGCTACAGAATTAGCCCGAGAACAAGGTTGCGAAACAGCCATGTTCTTGGGCGATTGGCATAATAATAGAGCTAACATCAACATTGTCACTTTAAATTATAGCCTACGGGCATTGGAGCATTTGAATGCAAATTTTAGAGATGTGTATTTTATTCCTGGGAATCACGACTTGTATTATCGCGACAAACGGGATATACAGAGTGTGGAGTGGGCAAGGCACCTCCCAAACGTACACATATGTAACGATTGGTTCAGTAGCGGCGACGTGGTTATTGCTCCTTGGTTATGCGGCGATGATCATAAACGCATATCCAAGCTGAAAGGCAAGTACATGTTTGGGCACTTTGAACTACCTGGGTACATGATGAATGCCATGGTAGAAATGCCCGACCACGGTGAAGTACGTCGTGAAGACTTCAATAACTTTGAACACGTATTCACTGGGCATTTCCACAAACGCCAAACTAAAAAGAACATCACTTACATTGGCAATTGCTTTCCTCACAACTACGCAGATGCCGGCGATGACGAGCGTGGTGTTATGATTCTTGAGTGGGGCAAGGAGCCGGAGTATCATGCCTGGCCCGATCAACCACTTTATCGTGTGTACAATTTAAGTAATGTACTAGATCGCCCTGACCAATTGCTAAAACTCAATATGCATGCCAGAATTAACTTGGATATCGACATCAGCTACGAAGAAGCCAGCTTTATCAAAGAAACATTCATGGCCAGCCATCGGTTAAGGGAAATTAAACTTATTCCGCAGTCGTCTGTGGATTTAGACTCCATGGTTGCACAAGGCAACATTGCTTTCCAAAGTGTGGATCAAATTGTTTCTAATCAATTGACCAACATTGACAGCAAACAATACAATAACAAAATACTACTAGAAATTTATCAAACCCTCTGATGATTAAAATAAAATCTGTTACAGCTCGAAACTTTCTTTCTATTGGCAACGTTACACAAAGTGTCAACTTGGATCGCAATGATCTAACGTTGATTCTAGGTGAGAACTTGGACTTGGGTGGAGATGATAGCGGTGCACGTAATGGCACAGGCAAAAGTGCATTACTAAACATAGTGAGCTATGCTCTCTACGGAAATGCATTAACTAACATCAAGAAAGATAACTTGATCAATAGAACCAACGGCAAAAACATGTTGGTCACTGTTGATTTTGAAAAGGATGGCACTGACTACAAAATTGAACGTGGTCGCAAGCCCAACATAATGAAGTTTTATGTAGCAGATGTTGAGCGTGAAATCACAGACGAAAGTCAAGGCGACAGTAGAGAAACACAATCAGAAATTGAACGGCTGATTTGCATGAGCCACAACATGTTCAAACACATTGTTGCACTAAACACCTACACAGAACCGTTTTTGAGTCTCAAAGCCAATGAGCAACGTGAAATCATTGAGCAATTGCTAGGCATTACTTTGCTTAGTGAAAAAGCAGAAGTACTCAAAGAACGTGTACGTGCTTCCAAAGATGGCATACAGCAAGAAGAATTCCGTATCAAAGCAGTTATAGATGCTAACAAACGCATCGAAGAACAAATTGCGGCTCAACGGCGTAGGCAAACAATGTGGGTTAACAAACACACAGAAGAATGCAATCAACTGCAATTAGCGTATGATCAATTGAATCAAATTGACATTGACGCTGAAATTGCGGCACATCGTGCGTTGGACATTTACAATCAACGGCGTAAGGATATCAACGATCTAACAGCCGCAATTAAAAGATGCACATTAGATCAGCAACGCGAAACAAAAGACATTGAACGTATTGAAAAAGAAATCACAGCATTAGAAAATCATTCTTGCCATAGCTGTGGACAAGCATTTCATAATGACCGACAAGAACAATTGCTAACAGATAAAAAACAAGCACTGACCGAAGCACAAGCACAACTTGCATCCACTACGGAACAGTCACAAGAACTAACAAAAGCTGTTGCCGAAGTTGGTGAGTTGGGTACACAACCGCAAGTATTCTACGATCGCGAAGCAGATGCAGTAGAGCATCGTGCTACCCTGGCCAACCTGCAGGTCAGTTTAGCCAACAAGCAAAATGAAACAGATCCTTATGCAGAGCAGATTGAAGAAATGACCAAGACTGCTCTAGAAGAAATCAATTATGATCTAATGAATCAACTAACTAGCACTCGAGACCACGAGGAGTTCTTGTTAAAACTATTAACCAACAAAGATAGTTTCATTCGCAAGAAGATTATAGATCAAAACTTAAATTACTTGAATACTAGACTGAGCTATTACTTGGAAAAAATAGGATTGCCGCATCAGGTGGCATTCCAAAATGATTTAACTGTGAGTATCACAGAACTAGGCAGAGACCTAGACTTTGACAATTTAAGCAGAGGCGAGCGCAACAGATTGATTTTGAGCTTGAGCTGGGCATTCCGTGATGTTTGGGAAAGCCTATACCAAAAGATCAATTTATTATTTGTTGATGAGCTGGTTGATTCAGGATTAGATTCCAGTGGAATGGAAAGTTCATTGGCTATCCTTAAGAAAATCAGCAGAGATAGTAAAAAGAGCGTATGGTTAGTGAGTCACAGAGATGAATTGGTAGCACGAGTAGAGAATATCTTGCGTGTTACCAAGAGCAACGGATTTACTACATACGGATCTGACGTTGAGATTTAACTACGTGTGTGGACGAACATCTATAATAATTATAATACTTAAGAACTGGTAAACTTAATACCCACCATGCACGTAGTTAATTTTTTACGTACGACAGATATATACACTAAGTATAAAACAAGGTAACATTCAATGAGCGGATCAAAAAGTAAAAGAAAAGGTAATAGTTGGGAATTACAGATAGCAAAATTTCTGTCTGCCCAGCATTCGGCTTCTTTTATTCGTGCGCCGCACAGTGGTGCTTACATAGGAGGCACAAACTCTTTTAGAAAAGACACTCTTGACGAAAGTCAGATTAAAAGTTTTAAAGGAGACATTGTTCCGCCAGCATCATGGGGCCGTTTCAATGCAGAAGCAAAGAACTATGCGGATTTCCCATTTCATCAACTGTATCAAGGATCAGTTCCTATCCTAGAAAAGTGGCTTGGCCAATTGTTAGAAGTTGCAGATAGCAAAGATTTTAACGTATTGATCATGAAGTTCAGCCGCAAAGGCAGCTTTATAGCCACTCAACCGACACCAAGTCTATCACTAAACTCCAATTACACCACGTATATCTCTCCCACTTATGGTCCCTGGATAATCCAAGACTTTGAAACCTTTTGGACTGCTAACGTCAGTACAATACAACAATTATGTGAATCCAGCCACTAAGGCACAATATCATCGTAGCTTTGTTTAATCGAGGTACCTCGATTCCTATTGAGTGTGTGTGAAATAACACCCGCAGACTTAGGCGCTACACGGCAGACGCTAACGTAAGGCGTTGAAAGATTTGGGCTCTGTAAAAAAGATACAACCCATGCATTGACAAGTTTGCTAACTAGAGCTTGCGCAATGTACCGTCATAATCGAATCTAAAGTAGGGAGTACAGGATGACCGCTTCCGTGTGTAGCAATACATAATCTTTTTTAGTTAGTGTGAAGAGAGCACTCAGATAATGCATCAATCACAATTTTGTCCTGCTGGGCCGAATTGTGATCTACATCTAGATAATATCGTTAAGAGATTAGAATTATTAAAAGTAATAACCCTTAAACAGGTTAGATGAAAAAAAAGATTGCTGAGCGACAAGCGAAGCAATAGACTTGCTTGCAAGTCTTACAGTGATAGAAGAAAAGATAAATGTCTTATTGCGACTATATCAGAAAAACGGTAAACGTGTTTCTTTAGTAGTTTCTAAATTGCCCTTGATAATTTCTGCAATTATTTCGCGTTCTGCACTGCCCATCTCCATGAGTTCACTAAAGGATATGCCACCTCGCATATACCAGCACATACGCAGTACTTCTTCCTTTAAGGCTTTTACCTCTTTGTCAAAACGTTCCAAGAACGCAATGACTTCTGCATCAGTGGTTAAAGTTAAAAGCCTTTGGCGAAAAAATTTGAGTAATCAAATGTTAAGTCAACTTTGTATTCTTTGACACATTCTTGACAACCCAGGTTGAGTCCGTCGGGTTTGGCCTGCGTGGCAAAATTGGCAACTTGCTTCTGTAGTTGTGTGATCACTGCGCTTTCGGCATTTTTATAAAACTCTTTGATAAATTCTTCGTCTGTGACTCTAGTTCCGTCATCTAGCTCAATATATTCTGTGCTTTGCGTACAAGAAGTAATACCAAAATCAAATAATCGACCCATGCTATCTGTCAGCTGTTTGGATCGATCGTCTGGATCCATGTCAGTGGCATTTAACAAACTCATAATCTTTTGTTCTTCAAATTCCATCATATTGGATTTATTAACCGAAAAGTAATGCTGTGGTTTGAATTTAATTTTCAAGTCTTTGTAATGCATCAATTTGCTGTAGTCCGGGCACTGTAAGCTACTTAAAGGTTTACCTAGATCCACATCGTGTGTGTTATCTTCGCCACAATGTGGGCATTTGCTGTCAAAACTCATGCTGTTGCCGTAAGTGGCAATACGTATGGCAATCAACACAGAGTCAACATCTACACTGGGCATTTCCCAAGCATTTTTAATGCTAGGACAACAGCTTTGTATTACATCTATCAAGCCCTGCCCGTTCAACAAGGCATCTGGAGTACGCAAAGTAATTTCATCCTTGGTACTCATTGGGTAAATGGGTAATTCACGGTTAGCAGGCATATCCAATGCATTTTCGCCCCACCATCGACCTTGACTGGGTAAAGTGAGATAAATTGCAGGCTGGCGAAAGTGCCCGGCTAAGGGGTTTTGGCGCTGATTTTCCATGGTTCGAATTTCCTATAAATATAATTGAGTACAATATTTATCAGGGATTTTATGGCCGATATTGATTATGATAGACTGAGTGAAGCATTAGCTGATGCCATCGCACGATCTGGCAGGAGCCAGGAAGCTGATATTGAAGCCAAACGAATAATCAAGGCCAATGAGGCTTTAGAAAAGTTAACCAAGAGTCTTAAAGAAACCAGTTCTGCCAGCAGAGTGGTTGAAAAGTTATTAAAAGGGCAAACTGCTGAGTATAATAGTCTTCAAAGTTCTATTAAAGATCTTGAAGATCAAATTGATGCCACAACAAACGCAGGCGAAGAAAAGTTACTACGTGAAAAGCGCAATGAACTAACATCTGATCAAATTCGGCAAAATCTCAATGCCGCGATGTCAAACGCGGCTCTAGGCTTTGCCAGAATGTCTGCACAAGTGGGAAATTCTGTTGCCAGTGCCACAGGCGGATTTGTCAAAGGTGTGCAAAGCGGACAATCAAGTTTTACACTATCTGCTGGGTTAATGAGCGGTGCAGTAGATGTAGCCAATCAAGGTGTACAAGCTGCCGCAGCCGGTATTCAAGGTGTAGGACAAATTGCGGCTGGATCAACTAAGCCAGCCCTGCGAGGCCTGGGTATTGCCGCACAAGTTGCCGGTGTGGCACTGGGTTTCATGGGCAATTCGACCAGCAGGTTGGCTAAGTTTGGCATAGAAGTACTCAGTAAAGAATTAGAAAAAACTGTATCGGCATACCAACGTACATCTGCATCTGGCGCACTGTTTGCTGATGGGTTACAGGGCATGAGGGATGCCGCTGGCGATGCTGGATTAAACGTTGATCAATTTTCAAATGTTGTTAGTGCCAACAGCACAACTATTGCAGGAGCAGGACTCAGTGTAACAGACGGTGTTAAACGAATTGGCGGAGCATTGCGTTCTGGCGGTGCCGCCATGAAACAAGAATTGCTTAATTTAGGATACAGCTTTGAAGAACAGGCTAGTTTGGTAGCAGATACCATGCAACGAATGGCAGGTGCAGGCGGCCCACTAAAAGCAACAGATGCAGAAGTTGCAGAATCAACTAAACGATATGCTGAAAACCTACGTACTATTGCGGCAATCAGCGGAGAAGATGCCAAGAAAAAATCAGAACAAGTTAGACAACAAGCTACACAACTGGCGTTTGCACAAAATCTAGCCAAGTTGGAGCCTAAACAGCGTGCCGCAACACTTCGTGCAATGGAAAACATGAGCGAGCAGGAACGTAAAAACTTTATGGACAGAGTTGTTTTTAACGGTAACGTTATTAACAAAACAGGTGCTATCATGGAATCCATGAGTTCAGGATTGAAAAATGCAGGGGATGATTATTATCAGACCTATCAGCGAGGCGAGTTAAATGAAATAACAGCACGTGAAATTAGTGCCAAAAATGCAGAACAACAGCGTAAAGACTATGCGGGTGCTACAGAGATTGGAATTGCTGGATTTGCCAATGTAGGCGGAGCGGCACAAGCAGTGGCCGAAGAAATGGGTAGAGAATTAGAATTCAGAAGGACTTGGACAGCAGAGGCTATAAGATCTGGAGAAGCAAATGCCGCCGCACAAAAAACTACTTCAGATGAATTAACTCAATCGGTTCACAAAGCGGCACAAGCCGCACAGGATTTAACATTGGCACTGCAAAAAGCACTAGATCCGTTGATTGCAGGGTATTCAACAGTGACAGCTAAAATGCTTGAAGAGATTAATACTACATTTAGACAAATTCAAGCTGAAATTAAAAATACTAAACTTGGTGCCGACGGCAAACCTGTAGAAAGTACTTTTGACAAAGTAAAGAGAGTGGGCGGAGCCGCATTAGAAAGTGCAGGCACTGGCGCAATGGTTGGTGGTGTAGCACTGGGTAGTGTAGCATCTGTTCCGTTACCAGTTATTGGTACAGTGGCTGGTAGTGTAGTAGGAGCAGTAGGCGGTGGATTGGTTGGTGGTTTAATTGGTGGTTTCAGAGAATGGTTTAAAGAAAAAGAAGGCAAAGCACGTGGCGGGATAGCACGAGGTCCGTCTAGTGGATTTATAGAAAAACTACACGGTTCTGAAGCTGTAGTTCCGCTTCCGGATGGAAAATCAATTCCGGTTAATATTCAAACACCTCTGGCCATGGCAATGGCTCCAGAAGAGCCAACACCTGTACCTGCTACAGTTGCAGTACCCAAGGAACCAGAACCGCAACCGGTGCCGGCTGTTAATGTTACACTTGCAGTACCTAAAGAGACTACACCACCACCTGTGCCTATGACTCCGGCGGTGCCCAAGGAACCTGAACCAGTGCCAGTTGTGCCTGCTACTCCTGCTGTAGCCAAAGAACCTGAACCAGTATTTGCTAAACAAAAGCCAGAGCTGACTGGAATTGAAAATATAGAAAACATGGCTAGATCGTTTGTGGAACGACCAACAGATCGCTTAGATGTAGGATTTACACAATTTTTATCTGATCTCAAGATGACATTAGATAGTGCTAATGTATTACAAGCAAAACAACCTGCAATGCCAGTACCAACAGAAGTTCCAATGGCAGTTACACTTAAAGAAACAATAGAACAAACTAATGCAGTACTAAGTGATTTGATGCGTGAGCATACCAGCATAATGAGAGAAAGTCTGGCAAAAGTCAGTGATTTGGTCAGTGTCAGCAGTGACAACAAGAGTATTAACCAACAGCTACTAAACAACAGTTATTAAATGAAACCCCGTTAATACTGAATAAATACAGCTAATTAGAGAGATTAACCATGTCTTGGAAAAAGTATTTTAAAGCCCCAAATACCGCTATGATCAGCCCGATCAGTGGTGGGCAAGGCCATAGCCCCAGCTATAGAAACTATCAGAGCACATTGCCTGAAGTGTATATCGGGCACCCAAATCGTCTAGAACGATACAATCAGTACGAACAAATGGACATGGACAGTGAAGTCAATGCTGCCTTGGATATTCTTTCTGAATTCAGTAGCCAACCTGAGCCAACAACAAAATTACCGTTCAACATAGACTACAAAGAAAAGCCTACAGATACTGAAGTTGATATTATCAAAGAACAATTGCAACAGTGGATCACACTCAATGACTTTAATAAACGTATCTTTAAGATTGTGCGTAATACACTAAAGTACGGCGATCAGGTGTTTGTGCGTGACCCAGAAACATTCCAACTCATGTGGGTTGAAATGAGTAAAGTGGTCAAAATCATTGTAAACGAAGCCAAAGGCAAAGAGCCTGAACAGTACATTATCAAAGACATTGCACCCAACTTGCAAAACTTGACAGTGACAGCAGTTACTACCAGCGACACTTATGCTAACCATCCACAAGTGGGCGGCCCTAGCGGTGCTTATGTACAGCCTAATGCACCATTTGCCGGCGGCAGTAGATTTGGCCATGCACAAAACGAAATGGCAATCAATGCTGAACACGTGGTACATCTGAGTTTGACAGAAGGCTTGGACTTGTTCTGGCCATTTGGTAACAGTGTGTTAGAAAACATCTTTAAAGTGTTTAAACAAAAAGAATTGCTAGAAGATTCAATCATTATCTATCGTGTACAACGTGCTCCAGAGCGTAGAGTTTTCTATGTTGACGTAGGTAACATGCCCAGCCACATGGCCATGGCCTTTGTTGACCGTGTTAAAAATGAAATCAACCAGCGTAGAATACCTACGCAAACAGGTGGCGGTAGCAACATGATGGATGCCACTTACAATCCTATTAGTACCAATGAAGACTTTTTCTTTCCGCAGACTGCAGAAGGACGCGGAAGTAAAGTTGAAGTATTGCCAGGTGGACAAAACCTAGGCGAAATCACAGACTTGCGTTTCTTTACCAACAAGCTATTCCGTGGCTTGCGTATTCCCAGTAGCTATTTGCCCACAGGTGCAGATGATGGTACACAAGCAGTCAATGACGGGCGTGTGGGCACAGCACTGATTCAAGAATGGCGTTTTAATCGTTATTGTATCAGACTACAAAACATGATTGTTGGTGTGTTAGACAAAGAGTTCAAGATGTTCATGCGTTGGAGAGGCATAAACATTGACGGTCAGTTGTTTGAACTAAAGCTGAACGAACCACAAAACTTTGCACAATATCGTCAGACTGAAATTGATGCAGCCAGAATATCAACTTATACACAACTAGAGCAGTTCCAATACTTCTCTAAGAGATTCTTGATGAAACGTTATCTAGGCTTGAATGAGCAAGAAATGACAGAAAACGAAGAAATGTGGCTGGAAGAGCAAGGCGAAACCAAGTCAGCTGAACAAGCTACCGATGTTGGATTACGCAGTGTGGGTATTACTCCTGGTGCTATCAGCAACGATATGTCAACAGTTGAAGCTATTCCCCCAGAAGGCGGTGTACCGGGCGCAGAAGCCGGCATGCCAGGACCTGGCGGCGTACCTGGTGGTGTAGGAGGAGTTGTTCCGGGAGCACCAGCGGCACCTGCATCTATGCCTGGTGTAATGTAACTCATTTGGTAAATACACTATATGTTTATTACTGAGCTTTACAATCTTAAATCAGCAGAAGGCTTCCGTACAGAAAAAGATGATGATTCTGTACAGAAAATGTCTGACGTTCGCAAAAGCAGATTGACATTGGCACAAATAAAACGCCTGAGGATCATGAACGATCTGAGAAAATTTGAACATCAAAAAGAAATTGAGGACATTGCTAAACAGTATCGTCCTGCGGCAGAACCAGGTGCAATGCCTGGAATCTAATCAAAATACTTCAAAATACCACCATTTAAAGCATAATATTACATTATTATGTAAATATCTTTAAGCGAACACTTAATTACTAAGGAGATACCCTATGAACCAATACGAGAAGCTAATTGAACTTATTATCAATGAGCAAGAAGACCAAGCACGTGAACTCTTTCACCAAATAGTTGTTGAAAAGTCACGTGAGATTTATGAGAACCTAATCGACGAGAACGATTTTGAAGATTCGGTTCACGGTGATGGCAATCAAGTTGAAGAACTAGTCAAAGACATTGAAGATGATCAACAAGGTTTACCAGAAGCTGAAGACGATGAAATGGGCATGGAAATGGGCATGGACGACGAAGCCGGCGAAGAAGAAGGCGGCGAAATGGACATGGACATGGACGACGAAACAGGTGAAGAAGGCGAAGAAGGCCAAGGCGATGAAGGCTTAGAAGACCGCGTTATGGACTTGGAAGCAGCCTTAGACGAACTAAAAGCTGAGTTTGACCAATTGATGGGCGACGAAATGCATGAGCCAGAGCACAACGACGGTATAGATGATCCAGACTTCGGCGGCGACGAAGGCGAAGAAATGGTACGTGAGTACGTTGAAAAAGTAGCTATGCCTAGCAACAAGTCCGAAGGCGGAGAAGTTGCTGCCGGTAAGTCTGCCGCAATCAACAAACAAAGCATTGTAGCCAAGTCGAACAACATGGGTGGTACTACTAGTAACATCGCTAAAGGTGGTTCAGAACAAGCTGCTGACGGCAAGCCAACTCCACAGCCAACTAATGCATACTCCAAAGGTAAAGGCAACCTACCCGGTGCTGGCAACTTTGAAAATGTTCCTGGTGCCAAGACCAAAGGTTACACAACCAAAGCTGGTGCTTCCAAAGCAGAAGGTTCTACCACTAGTGGTAAGTCATCTGTTAACACCAAAAGCAACATTGGTAGCTAATTGAAAAATAAAATGGCTTACTTAAAAGAAAATCTTACCTTTGACCGTGCTGGCATGGAAATCCTCTACGAGG